ATCTAGCAGGTCAATTCGATGAAGACGATGTTAGATATATTAGAATTACAAATTTAGATTCAACGAATCATCTTACATTAACATTTAGAGATGAAGACAGTACAGAGTTTTGTATGAAGGTGGATGCTGGTCACTCGTTCATTTATCCAGGTGACAATAGTGGTGGAGTTAAGGATACTATGCATGCAGCTGGTTCTGCAATTACAGTATCATTAAACGATTTAGTAGATATCACAGCACTTGCTGATACAGATTCTTGTGATGTTGAAGTATTTGTAGGGAGCGCTTAATGGCATCGACATATACGGATATTGGCACAGAGTTAATGACCACTGGCGAGAACGCCGGTAACTGGGGAACAAAAACTAATACCAATTTACAAATCTTAGAAGAAGCAATTCGTGGTTATGTATCACAATCAATTGCTGGCGGCGTACAAACAACAGCTTTAACTTACACAGATGGTTCTACAGGTGATTCTGCAAGAAATGCAGTTGTTGAATTATCTGGAACCATTACAGGAAACCAAACTGTAACTGTAACAGCAAAAGAAAAATGGTGGGTTATAAAAAATTCAACGTCAGGAGCTTATACTGTTCAAGTTCTGGTATCAGGTCAAACTGGAGTTACTTGGGCTGCAACTGATAAAGGGGCAAAAATACTTTATTGTAATGGTACTGATGTTATTGACACTAATATTAGTTCAAATGAACTTACATCAGGAACAGGAGATATTACTTTAGATTCAGCTGCAGATATTGTTATTGATGCAGCGGGCGGTAATGTAGAATTTAAAGACGCTGGGACAACTCAATTAACATTAGATATGGATACCACTGCTGGTGTTCAGATTTTAAAATTAGGTGTTGATTCCGATGATTTAGTTTTCCAACAGTATGATGGTAGTGAAGTCGTTCGTATGGCGGATGATCGTAGACTTTATTTTTATGACAAAGGTGGAGAATATATTTATGGTGATGGAACAGATTTACATATAACATCAGGTGCAGACATCAATATTCCTGCAGATATTGGAATGACTTTTGGTAATGATGGCGAAAAAATTGAAGGTGATGGAACAGATTTAACTATATCTGGTAATAATATTAATTTAACAGCCACAGCAGATGTAGTTATACCAGCAAACGTTGGAATCACATTTGGAACTGGGGAAAAAATTGAAGGTGATAGTACAGATTTAACAATTACTTCAGGTGCTAAAATTAATTTAACAGCTACTTCAGATGTAGTTATACCAGCAAACGTTGGAATCACATTTGGAACTGGGGAAAAAATTGAAGGGGACAGCACAGATTTAACAATTACTTCAGGTGCCGATATTAATTTAACAGCAACCGCTGATGTAAATCTACCTAACGATGTTGGAATGGTATTTGGTGATGATGGAGAAAAAATTGAAGGTGATGGTACAGATTTAACTATTTCTTCTTCTGCACTTGCAACTATTGACGCTGGTACAGACATTATTTTAGATGCCGATGGTGGAGATATATTCTTTAAAGATGGGGGTACTACTTTCGGTAGTGCTACAAATACAAGTGGGGATTTAATAATTAAATCAGGAACAACTACAGCAGCTACATTTAGTGGTGCAAATGTGACTTTTGCAGGAACACTAGCTGGTGGTGGGACATTCACCGCAGGTGGTAGTATTGTAATCCCAGATGCTGGAAATATTGGATCTGCTTCTGATACCGATGCCGTAGCAATTAGTTCTGCAGGAGTTGTAGCACTTTCGGCAACGACTGAAGCTAGTGCAACAGGTACAGCAGCCTTAACATTAGCAGGAGGTTTAGGAGTTGCTAAAGATGTTTGGATTGGAGATGATCTTGTTCTTGATTCTGATTCAACTGTATTAAAATTTGGAGATGATCAAGATACAACTTTAACTCATACAGATGGAACAGGCCTAACTTTAAATTCAACAAATAAAATATGTTTCAATGATACTAGTCAATTCGTACATGGATCAAGTGCAACAGTATTATCTATTGGTGCAACTGATGAAATAGATTTAACAGCAACAGCTATAGATATTAATGGAACTTGCGATGTTTCAGGTACACTTACAAATGGTAGTACGGCTGTTAACATTGCTGGTAAACAAACTATCTGGGTTCCTTCAAATGCAATGAACCCAACTGAAAGTAACCCATGCGCAGATATAACATCAGTAGAAACAACTTCAGGAAGACCTGATATGCGTGTTTTAGATTTTGATAAAGACAGTGATGAACACGCACAATTTTCAGTTGCTTTTCCTAAATCATGGAATTTAGGCACTGTAACATTTCAAGTTTTTTGGTCTGGACTAGCTGCTACAGGTGGTGTTTCTTGGGGACTACAAGGTGTAGCTTGTGGAGACAATGATACAATTGACACTGCTTATGGAACAGCAATTGTTGTTGATGATACAGAACAAGGCGCTGTTGAAGAAGTAAATGTTAGCGCAGAAAGTGGAGCCGTTACGATAGCTGGTTCTCCTGCTGATGATCAACTTTGTTTTTTTAGAATTTTTAGAGATGTGTCAGATTCAAATGATGATTCTGGTGGGGATGCTAGATTACATGGTGTTAAACTATTCTACACAACTGATGCAGCTAACGACGATTAAAAGGATTAAAATATGAGAAATGTTACTAATCCAACAATAATAACTGGAAAGAATTCAAAGAAAAAAGAAAACAAAGGTAAATCTTTTGGTTATGCAGTTTTAGGTTTTGGTGCTGGTGGTGTAAAACCTGACGCATATATAGCAGCAACGGGTGGTACTATAACTACTGTAGATACAAATTACAAAGTTCATGTTTTTACTAGTCCTGGAACTTTTTGTGTATCCGCTGGTAGTGGACCATTAGCAGTAGTTGATTATTTAGTATTAGCAGGTGGTGGAGGAGGAAGAGCCTCTATGGGTGGTGGCGGAGGTGCTGGAGGTTATAGAGAAGCTCACGTAGAGACATCTTCAGGTCCTTATACTGCAAGTCCTTTAGCAGCATGTACAACATCATTACCTGTCGAATCACCTGTGCCTGTCACAGTTGGAGCTGGTGGTGCAGGAGAATATTGGTGTTCAACAACAAACAACAAAGCTGCAGGTAGTTCAGGATCTGATTCAGTTTTTTCAACAATAACTTCAGCGGGAGGAGGTGGTTCACCATCAACATCAGGTGGATCAGGTCATGGTGGAGGAAAAACTGGACCAAGTAGTGGTGGTTCAGGTAACACACCCCCAGTAACTCCACCTCAAGGAAATGATGGTGGAGGAAATGCGGGAGGAAATTCAAACGATAATGGAGGCGGCGGAGGCGGCGGTGCGGCAGCTGCTGGAACTGCAGCCCCAGCTACTGTAGCCCTTACTAGTTATACAGCAGGTGGTGGAGGTAATGGCTCACCAACAAATATTACAGGTTCAAACGTAACAAGAGCTGGCGGAGGTGGCGGTGGAACCAGAGAGCAAGGAACAATTCAACCATCAGGAGCACCCCCAGGAGGATCAGGTGGCGGTGGCAACGGTGGTTTTTCCCCAAGCCCTGGAGCAGGTAATGTAACAGCTGCAGGAGCTGGAGGAGCCAACACAGGTGGTGGTGGCGGAGGAGCTCACTATCATGCATCTAATCCACCAGGTCCAATTGATAATGATTCACTGGACAGAGAACAAGACGCTGGAAATGGTGGTTCAGGAACTGTTATTATAAGGTATAGATTTCAATAGCTATGGCACACTTTGCAAAAATATCAGAAGCCAATGTGGTTTTAACTGTAGTTACTTTAGCTGATTCCGATATGTTAGATGGTGATGGAGCAGCAGACGAATCAGTAGGACAAGCTTATTTACAACTACATAATAATTGGCCTGCACATCTTTGGATTCAAACTTCTTATAACACAAAAGGTGGAAAATATTATAATAATGATAATACAGTAGCCTCTGATCAGTCAAAAGCGTTTAGAGGAAATTATGCAGGTATAGGATATACTTGGGATAAAACTAATGAAATCTTTTGGCCTAAACAACCATATCCATCATGGGTAAAAAGTGATTTTACTTGGATTTCACCGATTGGTGCTGCTCCAGATTTAACTTCTGAACAAGAAACACAAAACTCATTAAACAATAACCATTGGGAATATCAATGGAATGAATCTGCATATCAGGCAGATAATAATGCAGGTTGGGTTTTAGTTGATACACTAGCATAATTGACATTTATATATCTTCCTTTATAAAAGGAATTGGTATGGAAAAGAAAGTATTATCTGAGACAGCGTTATATTATGGTGATGTTTCAATGCCTAATGGTTTTGAAATTCAAAGAGATGTATTAACCTTAGATATATTTGTAACACATTTAAAAAATTCAGAATTTGAATTCTCAAAGGTCTGGGATATGCTAAATACGTATATTCGAGAACATATAAAAGTAGAACATAAGATTGGACTTATTAGCAAAGAAACTTGGGGTAATGTATATAAACCCAATGAAATTACAATTCCATTACTTAATATTGATCCAGTAGATTTAAAAAACTCACCTGACTTTACACTTTTATATGGTGTAAAAGTTGAGGACTGCTCTGTTCGAATACATTATGATGACAATAGACGTAAAGGAAGGTCATGGGATATACCTTTAACAAATAATAAATTTGTCATGTTTCCTTCAACTTGTATGTATTATTTAATCAACATACAAAAAGATTCTTTAAATTTTGTACAGACTATAACTTATGAATTTATTTAATTATTATTGGTATTTTAAATCTGCATTAACTCCTAGATTTTGTGATGAAGTAATTAAATATACTTTATCAAAACAAGAAGTAATGGCTAGAACGGGCGGTTTTGGTGATAGAAAGTTATCTAAAGAAAAGATTAGAAATATGAAAAGAAAAAGAGATTCTGATGTAGTATGGTTAGATGATACTTGGATTTACAAAGAATTACATCCTTATGTTCATGCAGCAAATAAAAAAGCTGGATGGAATTTTGAGTGGGATAGATCAGAAAATTGTCAATTTACAAAATATAAGCTAAATCAATATTATGATTGGCATTGTGACAGTTGGAATAAGTCTTATGAAAGAAAAAATAAAGCTAATCCTAATCATGGTAAAATTAGAAAACTTTCAATGACTTGTCAGTTAACAGATGGTTCTGAATATAGTGGTGGAGAATTAGAATTTGATTTTAGAGATTATGATCCACACATGAGAGATGAATTAAAACATTTAAGGAAAGCAACAGAGGTATTACCAAAAGGTTCTATTATTATATTTCCTTCATTTGTATGGCATAGGGTTAAACCGGTGACGAAAGGAGTGAGATATTCATTAGTGTGTTGGAACTTAGGGTATCCATTTAAATAATATGCATGTAAGTAATTTTTTTTGTACACCTATGTGGTCAGAAGAAAAACCAGAATTTGTTAATTCTTTAAATAAGGCATCAAACAAATATATCAAAGAGGCAAAGAAAAAAGAAAAACCCTATATAAAAAAATATGGTGACTTTGGAAGATCTTATCACTCAACACCGTTGTTACATGATAATGATTTTTTAGATTTTAGAAATTATATTGGTATGAAGTCTTGGGAATTTTTAGATCAGATGGGTTATGATATAAAACAATACCAAACTATATTTTCTGAAATGTGGGTACAAGAATTTTCTAAAAAAGGGGGAGGTCATCATTCTGCACACATACATTGGAATCAACATGTATCAGGTTTTTATTTTTTAAAATGTAGTGACAAAACTTCTTATCCAGTTTTTCACGAGCCAAAAACAGGAGCACGCACAACTAAATTAAACATGAAACCAGATATAAAAGGTATTTGGTCAGGTCATGAAAAAGTTCACTTTCAACCTAAACCTGGAACATTAATTATATTTCCAGGATACTTGGAACATGAATATGTCGTAGACCACGGTATAGAACCATTTAGATTTATCCATTGGAATATACAAGCAGTGCCTAAAGAAATGGCTATAAAAGTATGACTCGTATTAATCTTCCTAATATAGGAATAATTGAACAAAAACTTTCCTCAGAAACAATTTCAAGATTAAAAGACTATATTAAAAACAAAAAAGAAAAAACTAATCACACTCTTGCAGGTAATATAAAAGAATCTAATACTCTTGTAGATAAAGATGATTGGTTTTTTAAAAATATTTTATTACCTAGTATTGATGAATATAATAATCTTTATACAGATATAGCAGTTCCTCATTTTTTAACTAAAAATTGTCAGTATATTCTAAATAGTTTTTGGGTTAATTTTCAAAAAAAATATGAATTTAACCCTATTCATAACCACGGTGGGCTTTTTTCTTTTGTAATATGGATTAAAATTCCATCTAGTTTTAAAAAAGAATGTGAATTACCATTTGTTAAGCATTCTAATTCTAAATATCCCAATTCCTTTCAATTATTTTATACTAATGCATTAGGACAAGTTTCAACTTGTGATTACAATCTTGAACCTTCCCATGAAGGAACTATGTTATTTTTTCCTTCAAAATTTAGCCATTGTGTTTATCCTTTTTATTTATCTAATAAAAAGAGGATTAGTATTTCAGGTAATATTTATTTAAACCCAGAGAAAATTACAGATGACGTTTAAAAAAAATAAATATGCAGTGATACGTTCAGCTGTGTCAAAAGATTTAGCAACCTTTATTGCAAACTATTTTTCTATGCAAAAACAAGTTTATGATACGTGTAAGACCACTAGATATTTTTCTCCTTTTGAAAGTATTATAGGCAGTTATGATGATGATCAAATTCCTAACACTTATTCTCAATATGGAAATATAGCTGCGGAAACGTTAATGTTAAAAATCCAACCTATTATGGAAAAGGCCACAGAATTAAAATTATATCCTGCTTATACTTATGCCAGAATTTATAAAAACGGAGATGTTCTTAAAAGACATAAGGATCGATTTAGCTGTGAAATCTCTACGACGATGAATCTTGGAGGAGATCCATGGGCACTTTATCTTGAACCTTCTGGTAAAGAAGGGATGAAAGGAATAAAAGTACATTTAAAACCAGGGGATATGTTAATTTACGAAGGGTGTGGATTAGAGCATTGGAGAGAGAAGTTTAAAGGTAAAGAATGTGTTCAAGCTTTTCTACATTATAATAATAAAAACACACCAGGAGCCAAGGAAAATATGTTTGACAAACGTCCACATTTAGGCTTGCCTGCTTGGTATAAAGGCTTTAAATTATCTAAATAATATAGTAGAATAATAGTTTGGCGGGAGATTCCACCACACCATCTCCTGCCTAATTATTATAAGGTTTTTATGCTACAAAAATTAAGGTTTCAACCAGGTTTCAATAAACAAGTCACAGCAACGGGCGGCGAAGGCCAATGGATTAGCGGTGATTATGTTAGATTTAGATATGGATCGCCTGAAAAAGTGGGTGGTTGGTCTCAATTAGGGGATGTCACTCTTACAGGAAGAAATACAGCCTTACACCATTTTGTTAATGCAAGTGGTATTAAATATGCAGCACTTGGAACTAATAGAATTTTGTATGTGTATTCTGGAGGAGCTTTTTATGATATAACTCCTCTTAAAAGTACATCAAATTTAACAAGTGCTTTTTCAACAACGCAAAGTGATGCAACTGTTACTATAACTTTTTCATCTGCTCATGGTATTTCTAAATATGATATTGTTTATTTAGATAATTTTTCATCTATTACTAATTCTAATTTTGACTCCGATGATTTTGATGATAAAACTTTTATGGTTACAACCGTTCCAAGTTCAACAACAATTACCGTTGAAATGGGATCAGTGGAATCTGGATCAGGAGCTAGTACTTCTGGTGGAATAAGAGTTAGACATTATTATAAAGTTGGACCTGCGTTAGAGGCATCAGCTGCTGGTTGGGGGCTAGGATTATGGGGTGGTCAAGTTACAGGTGAAGCAACCTCAACCCTAGATGGTGCATTAACTTCAGGGTCATCTAGTATTGTTCTTGATGATTCATCAGCTTTTCCAACTTCAGGAACAGTTTTAATAGACAGCGAACGTATTGTCTATACTTCAAACACCACAAGTACTAATACTATATCAGGATTAACAAGAGGGTCAGATAATACGACAGCTGCTTCTCATTCAGACGGAGCTACAATTTATGACGCATCAGACTATACGAAATGGGGCGCATCACAAACAGGTGACATTGTAACATCTCCTGGACTATGGTCCTTGGACAATTATGGAAATAAACTTATTGCAACAATTGCAGATGGTGCAACTTTTGAATGGGATTCAGATGCAACGGGAGCAACATCTACTAGAGCAACAATTGTTGCCAATGCACCAACAGCAGCAGTTCAAACTTTAGTATCTACACCCGATAGGCACTTAGTATTTTTTGGAACTGAAACAACTATTGGAACTACATCTACTCAGGATGATATGTATATTAGATGGTCGGATCAGGAGAGCATCAATGCTTCAACTTCATACGCGCCTTCAGCAATCAATACCGCTGGTACACAGAGACTGGCCGATGGAACACGGATCGTGGCAGCGATTAGAGGTCGGGATGCAATTTACGTATGGACTGATACATCTTTATTTATTATGAGATTCGTTGGTGCGCCTTTTACTTTCTCGTTTCAACAGGTTGGAACGAACTGTGGATTGATGGGAAAACATGCCGCTGTTGAGGTTGATGGTTCTGCTTACTGGATGTCAGAGAATGGTTTCTTTAGATATACTGGTAAACTAGAATCTTTAGCATGTTTAGTTGAGGACTATGTTTACGATGATATTAATACAGTTCCTAAAAACCATATTTATGCAGGATTAAATAATTTATTTGGTGAAGTAACTTGGTTTTATCCAGGTAGCACAGCTGCATCTAATAATAGATCGGTTACTTATAACTTTATGGATTCAACACCAGAGAGACCAGTATGGACTACAAGTTCATTGGCTCGATCTGCTTGGGCAGACTCAGCTGTATTTGGAAAACCACATGCAACAGAATATGATTCTGATGCAACCAGTGATGCAACCGTTGGCAATACTGATGGTGTTACAACTTACTATGAACATGAAACAGGACAAGATCAAATTAAAGCAGGAGCAAGAACTGGTGTTTCAGCAAGCATTCAATCAGGAGATTTTGATATATCTGTGGGCCAAGGTGGTGGAGCAGATTTAAGAGGTGATGGTGAATACATGATGAAAATTAGAAGAGTGCTTCCAGACTTTTTATCACAAACTGGAGATGCAAGAGTGACACTAAACTTGAAAAACTATCCAACAGATTCAGAAGCAAGTTCTTCACTTGGACCCTTTACATCTACGACAACAACGACTAAAATAGATACAAGAGCTAGGGCAAGAGCCATAGCTTTAAAAGTAGACAACACCAGTACCCAACAACACTGGAAACTTGGAACTTTTAGACTAGATATACAAGCAGATGGAAGAAGATAATGGCTAGAATTGTACAATCATTAACACAACCTTTAGAACAATACGATCAACAAATACAACAATCATTTGTTAGAGATGTTGATAGTATCGTGCAAAAATTAAACACATCCTTTCAACAGGATTTAAAAGATGAGGCGGAAGCGGAAGCTTTCTTTATGGCATAATGGCTAATACATTTGTAAACAAAAAGGTAGATTTAACTAGTACTGATGCAACGACACTGTATACAGTACCTACGGCAACAACAGCTGTTATTAAATCTATTCTGGTATCTGAAGATTCAGGTAATGCTGATACAATAACGATTACATTAACCGATACAGATAGCGCTGTTTTTAGCCTATTTAGGGTAAAAGCTATATCTGCTAATGGAACATCAGAATTACTTTCAGCACCATTAGTCGTCGCAGAGAGCGAAATTATAAAAGTAACCGCAGCAACGGCAAACAGATTACACGTAGTACTATCTGCGCTCGAAATCAAACCTAGAGTAGTTACATCATAGGCTTGATTTACTTGTGAAAAACAAGTAATATTATAAACCCAGGTGAAATTCCTGCCTTTAATAAATTAACATAAAATTATGGCTATAGATTACACAGGAATATCATCGTTAAACAAAAACGCACCAGAAATTAAATATACAGGTGGCGAAGGTCCTAGATCTCCAGAAGAAAATAGACAGATAGCTTTATCTATATTAGGTGAAGAAAATGGAAATATTGCAAGTGAATTATGGAATGGAATGTCTCCTCCAGAAAAAAATGAATGGGGAAGTATTGAAGGTTTCATACAAAGTGAGGATTTCAAAATCATATTAATGCAAACAAAACAAGAAGAGGGTGGCATACGAACAGCGTCTGCTGCTGATGATATGTTGCAAGATGAATACGACAAATACGTTTTTGAAATGCAAGAACAGGGACTTGAACCAATGTCCTTGGAACAATTTAGACAAGAAGCTGTAGCTGGTATGGCTAATGGTGGAATTGCAGACGTAGGTTTTAGTAGAGTTCAACCTTCTATAGATGGTTCAAGACCAGGATATGCTTTTGCAAACGTAAAACAAGATTTAGACAGACAAAAAGATGAAAATAGAGGACCACAAAACATAGACAGACAAGTATACTCTGCAATACAAACACAAAAACCTCCTGCTCCATTAAGAGGAGAAGGCCCAGATCAATTACCACCTCAACTAGGAGGACCATCTAGTAGACAACAAGCAGCAGCAATATTAGCTCAACAACCATCACGAAGAGGTGGATCACCAAATGTATTAAATCCACCAACACCACCAGAGTCATTAACAACTGGTGGAGGAGGAATACCTCAAGGAATAACAAATATTGATAGAGTTAAAAGAATGCTTAGTAGAGGAAGAGATATTCCATGGAGTAAATATTTATCATACCTTGATCCATTTACTTCTGCTGAGGCAGAAGAATTCGATGCTGAAGCAGTAATCAAGGCCCACAATGAAGAAGTTTTAGGTAAAGGTGATACAACTGGTACAACTACTGTGGGAGGTCAAGTCCCAGCAGATTTAGCTAATCCTGATGTGTTAATGGATATAGCAAGAGTTGGTGGATTAACAGATATAGAAAAAGGTAGTAAATTTAATCCTTTTAGTAAAGACAAAGAAGTATTACAACCTGGTGCAAAAAGGGTGATAGAGGACATACAAGGATTTAAGTATGATAATAAAATATCACCCAAAAACATTATAGAGTATTTTGGGGATGAAGAAAAATATAGAGGAATGGATTTAGAAACCCTTAAAAAAGTTTATAACATGGCACAAGTTACAGGTCAATCACCAGTTATGGCAGCAGAAGGCGGAATCGCGAGACTGGGATATGCTAATGGACAACTCGTTCAACCTGGACCAGGAAGACCTGGGTATCAAGGAGATCGTCCTCCAAGTGTTAGAGCTAGAGAACATGAAGAAAAACAAAAAGATGAAAATAGAGGAAAAGCTATGGTGGCAACACCAACGGAATCATACTCAAAAAAAACAAAAGAACTATTAAAAAAACAAAGAGAAGGTGCTCAACAGACTATTAAGCAGCAACAAAAAGAATATGAAAGAGGACCAGACAGCAGCCCTTATGCTAGGGCGGAAGCTAAGGCTAAAGCTAAAGCTAAAGCTGAAGAAGTTTCTTTCAAAGAAAAATTCAAACAAAAAAGCAGTGACTTTAGAAAAAGAGAATTAAGAAATTTATTTGATTATATTTATGGAGGAAGAAAACGTCAACTACCTGGTTGGAGTACATTAACTAGAAAACCACAATATGGTGAAGATTGGTACACTGATCCTGATTTATTTGATGAATTTAGTGCAGAGAGTTTAGGGCTTTCTGCTACAGACTTACAAAAGCTACAAGATATACAAAAAGCTCTTGGACAAGAGTACGTTGGACAAACAAAAAAATTTGCAGATGATGACCAACTTGCTTTTCAAGATTTTTATCCTAACATGAATAAAATACAACCAGGTGATGCTGGATATGTTGAAAGTAGCAGGGGCCCCGATCCATTATGGCAAAGACAAGGTCATCCTAGTGAAGCAGCATACTTAACGGCACAAGGAACAGGAACAACAGCAGCACCATTAACACAACAAGCGGCGGCAGCGCGAACAAGTCCATTTCCTACCGGTCCTATTGATGCAAGTGGAATTACATCTACATATAATTTAACTGGCGCTGAAAATATGTTAAATTATTTACCTACTCAATTAGCTTCTGGAGTAACACGTGGAACAACATTTGATCCGATCACTGGTGAATTAAAATTTATAGGTGCTGATGGTGGCAGAGCAGGATACGCTAATGGTGGAATAACAGATTTAAGACAAGGATATTTTTTAGGAAAATTAGTTAAGAGTTTAACAAAACCTTTTAAAGGTGCAACTAGATCAATTAAGAAATTCGCAAAAAGCCCTGCAGGTAAAATGGCTATCACTGCAGCTTTAATGGGTTATCCTTTTGGAGG